TTCTTCTCACCCATTCCAATGATGACTACTTCTTCTCTTCGTCCCATTCCGAAGTCTCCTCGATAGACTACTCGTTGTCCTATTTCGTACTTGTGCTTCATTGTTTGATTGTTTGTTTGTTTGATAATTCAAATATAGGCTATTTTCAAATCCCACCTACTACATTCTTGAAAAAAAAGGGCATTTTACTCTGTGAACGTGGTCTTTAGGGAATAAAAAAAGGGACCTCCAGTGGAAGCCCCTTACAAACAAACGATCCTCAGGACGAGGACCAACAAACTCAGTTGTCAGATTTCGGAAGATCTTCGTTTCGCAATATCTTTTGCCTCAACAATAGAACTCCGTTTCCTTTATAATTTCCTTCGCGCCAAGCTGCTTCAATCTGGTGTCTTTTCATTGTAGGATAAAATCTTACAAATACTGACAAAGATGAAAATACTTCAATTTCTCCCATGTCCCAGATAGCGATGACTACTTTTTTCTTTGTTTGACTCATGATTCTCGCTTGTAGGTATTTAATCTCGCATAAGGCTTGTTACCTTCCTTGGATCTTTTGATGTCTAAGTTTACCCACTCGCCTTGTTGGGTATTTAGCCAGTCTATGAACTCGCTTTTTTTAATTCCGATCTGAATGTCCACGAACGAGCCTTCTGGTCCATCTGAGCATCTTAAACCTTTTGGGAATTGAACTTCACTATCTGCCATACTTCTGTAAATTATAAAATTGTTTTAAGCTTCTTTCCTCGACTAAATAATCCCTTCTTGATTTCTCTTCATGAAACCATTCATGGCAATTACCTATTCTGAAGGAGCAAACTTTAATCAGGTTCAATCGATTGTGTACTTCTGGGTGTGAACTATTACCCTGTCGCAATTCGGATCTATAGATAATATGGTGAACATCGAATGGACCTTGTGATGTTCCGCATCTTTCGCAGAACTCATGGCCGAATTCATCCTTTTGCTGTTCAGCTATTTCCTTTTTGATTTTCCTAAATTGATATTCACTCATTTGTTTGTTCCGGGTGCAAATATAGTCCCTTTTGCAAATTGAGTACAAAAATTAGGGTTTTTTTTAAGGAAACGATGGTTTCAATAACAAGTAGGAAACTAATCCGGCCCCTGCATAGGTTCCAACTTTGTAGAACTTCTTTCTTCTTTCTTCCTTCCTTTTCAGGTCAACTTCAATTTCGTATTGCTTTTCCCAAGTATTGACTACTCTCTTCAGATCTTCAATGTTTTTTGACAGGTCCCGGATGTGATCACTCTTTTGTAGTATGACCACTTGCTTGTCTCCAATGACTCCCTTCAATTCTTGATTCAAAGAATCTAACTCACCGATTCTTTCATTCATGTGCCAAACTTTTTTGGCATCATCGATTGAAATGCAAATGGTGTCAGTCTGTGCTATAGTTACTGAGTATGTCCCTAAGGACAATACGAGTAGTATCAGAGTTTGCAGACCGAACAACTTCATACCTCTTCTCATAGTATTGTTTTATTCGAATTGTATCAACCAATCTTTGGTTTGCTTTTATTTCAAGACTATCGATCAACTTGGACCTCTCCAGCAAAAGACTATCTCTCTCTTCAATTTGTGACAAAATCTCATTACGCTCACCTTCAAGTTCTCCTTTCTCAAAGTAAAGACCTCCAGAAGGGTAAAATATAACCCCTAACAAGGCTAAACACAAGAATCCAAGGAGTAATGTCAGGTGAACTAATTTCATCCCTTAGGTGCGCTCTTATCAAGTCCAAGCTTTTTTTGAATCCAAGGCCAAAGGTCATCGATTAAAAAAGTGACTACCACAGAGGAAAGGAGTCCAAGTAAAAAAGCCCACAATGGATGCCAAGAAGACCCAATGATAAACAACCACTCATATTCAAGCCATATTGCAAGATCCGAGATCAAACCAAACAGGTCGGACCCATAAAAGGCAAAAGCCCAAGCACCACCAAGTCCAAAGACTAAATCATCCCACCGGTCAAATAACCAAGACTTTCCTGAATTATACTCCTTCTGGTGGTTCCTGAAATGGTTTAATTCCCTGAGTATTGCACCGAGAAATGCTACTGCCACATATTCATTCATGGTCGTACTATTTTGATATGGTCAAGTCCAGTATTCCGAACATCTGAGTGAAGCCAAGTCTTCGCAATTGCAGGATCTTCGAGAGTTGTCAAGCCTTTCTGCATGAACAAATCTTTGTAGTCATTTATGATTTTATGAATCTCGATGTAGTCGGCTTCGTACCTCGTTCCGTTCTTGATAATGATATCGCAATCAAAGGCTCTTCCGTATCTGTGTTGACTCTCTGAGTTTGGGCTCTTGCTGAATTGTCCTCCGTTGTACTGCTGTGGTTCTCTGTAACCTCTACCGATGTAGCTTCCACCTGTGTGCCAGTTGTTGATCACAATGAAAACATCATCAGCTTGATAGTGCATCGTGAAAAACTCCTTGTAGAATTGAGCCAAAGAGAATAATTTAGGATCGACAAACCAAAGAGATTTTGTACCCCACTTCGCCCAAGTGTCTTTTGAAACGAACTCTTGAAGGCAAAAATTTTCAGCGACTTTCATTCTTTTCGTTTTAGATCATACATCTTGTAGAACTCTTGAATATTCTTTTGCTCTTGAAGCTTGTAGATTACATCTTCCTTTCTGTCGTTCTCATATCGTACAAGGAATTTGTTGAAGTCGTTTGATAATTTTGTAAAAGCTTGCTCTTGCATACCGAGAATCTTGATAGCTTCAATTCTTGTAGGCTCAATGACCTCACGATATTCTTCCACGCTTTGAAGTCTTACTTCAACAGCACCAACCCAAGTTCCGAGCATTACGAAGCCTACCATCAAGCCGACCACGATTTGAACGATGTTGATTCTATCGTGCCATTTTCTTTCTAAAGCAGCTTCTTCTCTTTGTGTCATGAGTATAGTTTTCGTCGGTTGGTGTACCTGTCCTTGAATGTCAATAAAACAGAAGGTTGTGCTGTGGTTCCAGAGTAATTTGGATCGTAACCACCTGAGAATTCAACTTCTTTCTCGGCATAATTACCTGAACTATTCCAAGAATTGTAGTCAGTGATAACTACTTCATCAGCTTGGGCAATATCATACAACAAAATGTCGTGAAGGTCCAAAGGCAGTCTTCGAATTATCATCTTGTACTCTTCCAACCACTCTTTTTTGATTGTTCTTTGCTTACCATCCTGCATCCGAACCGACTCCTCTTCCATTGATGCGTTTTTATAGCCGAATATGGCTTCTTTGAATCGAATCTGGTTGTTCCATTCCATTTGACTGAAATCTCGCCTCTCATCCGAGTATTTGGACCCGATAACCGAATTCCACAAGTATTCTATTCTGATTGTACCATCTACCGACCGGGTACTGAATTGTTCAAGGCAATATTCTTCTGAAGTGATTGTCCGACTGACTAAATCAAAAAGAATCCTGTACTTGCCCCTTCCACCCCATGTCGGAGCATTAAATACCTCCCTCCAATTTATTTTGTAACCAACATAGTCTTTGTTGTTTTTTTCTACAAAACCAAGTGGGTAATAGGTGCCATAAGTGTCATCCACCAATGTCGCCTTTGTAGTCCATACTCCATCCTCTTTTTTCTGGAGTTCCATGTTTACAGATGAATACTGCTGTGGAATGATTTTTAGGATACTGCTCCAGTCATTTTTGTACTTGTCGGTGTCTGCTGGATCTGCGAATACACAAAGTTCGTAACAACAACGAGCAAATGGATTGTCCTCCAATGGCAATACAATGTCTTCCCGGATCTCATCCATTACGAAAACATTCTGTTTCTGTACCTCACCCCACTTGCTCATGATTCAAAAATACTATTTAATCGATTGTCAATTCAAACTCCTCAAAGCCGTCACAATACTTCATGCTTACTGGGTCTTGAGGAATAAAGTAGCCATGAACAGAGTGAAAACAATATTCTTTTTTGAACCAACTTTCGATTGTATCGCTTGGAAATCCTTCGCCTTGATTAATCGCTTCGAGAATCGTGTCGAACTCTTCTTCTCTTACTTTTTTTCCAGTCATCATATTGCGTATTTAGTTGAGAAATAGTCTTCCAACAACCATCTTTCCGAGCCTGTTATTGTTCCCTTTACAACTACAACTTCACCAACTTCTCCTTCATATTGTTCACTTGTTGGTGTTCCGAGCCGTGAACCAAGCCAGTAAATATCCGAAGCACCAGAAATTCCAATAGCTGAAGAACCAGCAGCAGCGACTGCGTTCACTCTCATTGTAGGTACTCCAGAAACAACTTCAATCACAAAATAGTAATCCGTTGAAACTGTGATTCCAGTGCTTATTGCTGTGGTTACGCCAGTGTAATACGAAGCGCAAAAATCACTGCCGACAGTACCCATCGTCAATATGTTGTTCGAGTTGTCTCGAACTGAAAACATAAGATGTGAGCCACCACCTAAATTCGAAGCCCTAAAGACTCCAGCGACTACAATATCTGTCCAAGTACCTATGTCAACTCCTTCAAGAGCGTAGTTAGTTCCAACTCCAAAGTCGATAGTCTGCAAGCTATTTATCGCCCCAAGTTCGGGTTGATTTGATCCGGTCAATTGGAAAGCGTCATAGCTGTTTCCTGACTGATCTGCCCAATCTGAAACTCGACCTGCAGCTTCCGTCACCCCTACTTGGCCGTCCAACCAAAGGTCTGTTGTAATCGAAGCAGGCGTCCATGAAAGAGTGCTTGAAGCTTGTCCAAGTCTCGCTGAGATAGTGTACTGAGATATCCCCGGAGTCAACTTCGAGTAATCAACCTCACATTCCAGTCGAATAATGTTACCACTTGGGTTTGATATTGTGACTTTCCCATTGGTCGAAGTAAAAATACTTACAGATTCTCGATTGTACTCAGAACTAAATGTTTCGTTTGCTATGTATGTGCCTGCCTCTGTTGGAATGATTCTAAAAAGGCCCCACAAATCAGCAACATCCGGAGGAGTTCCGCTATATGTGAATTCTGCTCGAATTGTAGTGTTTAACTTAGCCTGTTTTGAATAGATGTATGGCTGACCTCCTGAGGTTAGGGTCGTGATTCCATCTAAACAGGTTATGCTTTCCAAAGTCCAGTCAGGATTTGCAAGGTAGTCTGCTATGACTAAAGGGACGTCTTTGTTGATCGTCTTCGTTGTGGAGCCAACTACCACATTGGTTGCAAGTCGATAAACGAAGGACCAGCCTGACAAACCTGCCAACCTCATCCAGTTTTGGTTGTATCCGTTGTGCTGTTCTGTTGTATCAAGGAAGTCACCCGGTAAATTGGCCAGTATTAGCTGTTCCCAATACTCCCAGCGCAATAAAAAAGGATGTTGAATAGTGTATCCATATTGACTTCCGGAGTCTCTTGAAGTGTCTCTAAATACCTTGTACTCTTTTCTTATTTCACTTGCTGAAACATTGAAGGGTGTTTGTATGGTTGAATTTATGAATCGTACTGGACCTATTTCTGGTGATCCCTGAAGGTCCCAAACCTGTTCCTGAAGAACGACATCATCCTCTCCAGTTTTCTGCATCACTATTTGACCTCTGAATTCTTCAATTTGAACATCGTATGAACTTTGGTCAAGAAGTATTTCAGTATGGGCAACTATCTCATCTTCAATACAAAACTCTGGCGTAACTACAGGGTCCAAGAAGTCGTTCTGGTCATGGAAGAACAATTCCGGAGTACCAACTATTGTCGAATCTGGAATGTCAATTGAAATCTTTTCAATGTCAACTATCATGGAATTGTAGTTCGCATCGGCACTTGTCATTCCCGGACCAACAGCATAGCATGTAATCATGTATCGCTTATCATTCAGACTATCAATTATATCCTGAACATCTGTTCCAAAGTCAACATCGAAATTGACTGTTACTCCTCCAGTTATTGAAGTGACTGTAAGGTTCTTGATTACCTCTCCATTGGTCCCAAACTGAACTCCATTGATAGCAGCGACTCCTTGTTGTTGGTTTGCTCTATCGAATCCGTAATTGTAGGCCATGTATTCATCCTTCTTTCTGTACTGAAGTTCTGCTTCAGGCATCATGTTGAAGTTTACGCATACATACTCTGGATCTCCTCCAATGTTATCGGCTGTATTCAGTATGTCAAACTCTACACTAACAACATCATCCCTTGTCAGGGCTATTCCATTACCATAAACCAGACTCGTTTCATCGACCTCATACTCATTAGGTCCACCATTGTATAATTCATCAAACCAACCTGTCCTTCCATCATTTTCTGCGTGAAGGGCTTCTTGGTATATTGACCAGTCTTGGTAGTCTCTCAATGCTCTTAACCTGAAGACTAATCGTAAGGCTTTCTGATAGTCGAAATACTTTGGGGGGGTCCTTGGTATCGTTGTGATATCAAGAAGCTGTGTATGCAGATAAAATGGGTGAATAAGAAAGCTTATGTTTACTTCAAAAGGGTATATGTATAGACCTTCTCTCTCAGAATTTCCAATGTACTTTACAGATCCAACTTCAAGTGCCGCTATACCCAATTGCCAGTCTCTCATCCCCTGTGGGGTTAATGAAACAGGAGTTGAATATCCAAAACCTGCAGCACTTCCAGCAAAGTATCTCATTAGGTCCCCACTGACTTTTGAGTTAAAGTTTACGCCTTCATCGTTTTCAATCAAGCCATAGTCCATGATTATGCCAGAAGGTATTTGCTTTAGATCTATTCTGCCGGCAATATCCAAAACAGAAGTCAGTCCCGGAAGGGAAACAAAATTCCCAACCTTGATTAAGTATCTACTCGGCTTTTCAATGATCTCCATTGTATCATCGTTCACCGAACCTGAGGTACTGGAAATTACAATCGTATCACCAACATTGAAATAATCAAAAAGACCTACTTGATCGTAATCGTCAATCCACTCATTCGTTGCAGGGTCGGCACCATCCATGTATGGAGGCTTGAAATACGCTCTTTGGTCCGTATTCGTGTCCTGAAAGATGTCGGCCCAAGTTTGAAACCTAACTGTGATTTTAGCATCAACTTTCTGGAAGATGTTTCCTTTCAAAAAGTCTTCTACTCCTGTGACATTCTCCTCATTGATCTCAATGTCTTCAACCCATCCCGGCATATTTCTTCTGTGTTACAATTAACTTCTCACGAAGATTGTTTAATTCGGCCACTTTTGCTTCAAACTCTTTAGCCTGTTCTGGTGTCAGGTCTGAATTCTTCAAAAGACCTTTCAGGTTGTCCAAATTTGACAACATAGATTCGAGGCCCGGTGACAACTTTTTCAGATCCCCAGTCAAATCTGACAATATGCTATTAATGTCCGGTTGGTTCAAGGATTACTTCTTTAATGTTGTTTGTATAGATTCTCTGTTCTTCGACTACAAATTTAGCCAATTGAGTTGAAGGGTTCCAAGAGCAAGATACAACTTCAACTACTTTTCCATTTGGCAGTCTTGCTGCGCCCTCCTGCATAACTAATTGTACGTCCTCTAAAGTCATTTCAACGTCTTCAAATCGATAGATAAAGCGTTGACGAGTATCATTCCCCGGAGCGAAGCTTGAACCTTTATGGAAGTTCTCATAAATGTACTTAGCATTTAGGTGGGTGTCATTGTCTTCAGAAAGACGAGTCGCTTTTTCATCCGAATACAAATTCACCAAAGCAACTTTTGGGACTGTGATAATGTCAGTTTCCAACAACATCATGTTTATTCTCCCATCGATTAATTGACCAAGAGCAGGGTCAACCATCTTTGGAACTGGGTCGAGTTCATTGTTGATCTTGATACCTACAACTCGAAGGGCTTTTGCCAATTTGTTAATCACTTTAATAGCAGCATTGACTGTATCGATTACAGCGTTTGCCACATTCACCAAAGCTGAAATCACCGCACCAACAACATTCAGGTTTGAGTCGGCCACTCGCTCTGGTATTGTCAGTTCTTTTTTTCGTGAGGCTCTTGCTAAATTGACGTTTTTACTTTGTAGTCCCTTCATCAATTTCATGCTTGAATTGTTGACCACTTTAGGTTCAAGAATGACCTGAACATTGTTTCCGGTCCAATTGTCAACAGTCTGCTTTTCCACACTATCATGTTGAAAACTAAGCAGGTAATTGGAAATAACTTCATTTGAATTGGTTTCAAACTGAGGCTTATAGTGATCTGGTAATTGAAAGGAACCTGCAGTTGGGGCCTTATCCAGTATCAGACTAAAATTATCGTTTACGATGTCTACCCTCAGGTTGAATAGGGTTTTGAACTCCCTTATCAAGTCACCAAAAGTTCCTCTGTAGTAACCAGTTTGCTCTGTTCTGTCAGGCAACCTAAACCCAAGAATTCTATTGTCACTTTGGTCTTCTGGATTCGAATAACTTTCAGGTATTACCACCATTTTGTTCCAAGGTGATGACTGAAGAATTGGTGATGAATAAGTCATACCAAGATACTGCGCTCCCTTTTCCATCAAGTCGTTCAACAACATACATGGTTTGTATTTTACAAAGCCAATAATTAAGGCAATCATGTCCAGTATTAAATTGACTATCGTTGCTACCAATGCAATTGCGTAAACAAGTTTTCCAATCAAAGTAATGGCACCACCAAGGGTATCAATTACCGATCCTGTTTCAATGGAAGAACCACCAATGTCAGTAATCAAAGCGTTCAACTCTGTACCAACAAATACCAGTGTCAGTATGGCTATAAATGTTTCCTTATAAGCAGGTACCGAAGCGACTACATATGGGACAAAGTGATAGTCAGATGTGGTGATAATTCCTTTAGCCTCTAAGTACTCAAATGTGAACCCATCAGCTACATCATTCAGCCAATCTATATCTCTGGCCGGAACCGAATCAGCCGTAACAAGATCTTGATCAAACTGTGCGCTTGTCATATCGATATAACCATCAAGCAATACCAAAGAAGAGGTGCCGTTTTGTAGAATGATTTTATGGGGTATTCCTTCAAAGACTCCTACTCCACCAGAAAGTCCAGATTCGAATTTCGCTTTCAAATCTGCAGCTACTTTATCAATCCATTCAAAGGAAGAAATACTCACAGACCTGTCAACTTCATCCCTACCAAAGTTTAACTCAACATCAATGTCTTCATAGTTCTTTGGAGGAGTGACTTCGACTCCATTTATCATGTGTACTTGAACTAAACTCATAACCTACTTTTCTTTGAAAGGGTCCTAATTACTTTCCTCACTTTTCCATCAACCATTCGTTCTATCCTTTGGTCATGTGAATCCCAGTCTACCTGCATACCACTACTTCTGACCGCCTCTGTGTTTTCTTTCAGGTGCTTTATAATTCTGGAATCATTCAGGGCATTTACTGAAAGTCCGGACCTGTCTCCAGTAGCTAACTTCACCAGATCGTTGTTCGATATGTTGCCCAACTTTTGTCGAATCTCCATCGACTGAGCAGGGTTCATGATCCTTTCATCCCCATCAACTCGAATGACATAGCCATCCCTTCCCTTGAACATTGGGTTTTTAATCGAATCCTCTACTCGCTCGGTACCTTCGTAAAAAAGTCCTGAAATCGTATCAGCAATAGCCATCTGTGCCAATGCTTTTCCTGCAGCCGTATCTGGGTCCTGTCTCAGGTATTCTCTGAAGGCTGTCAAGTATGCAAGGGTTTTTTCTCTTTTGACTGCTTTCTCTGCCTGACGTTCCTTTTGTACCTCAATTTCTGCAGCTTTCTGTTGTTCAAATGCAAGAGTATTGGCCAAACCTAGTTCTGCAAGTCTTTCCTGTCTACTTATGTTGTCTTTTGTCGCATCCAACTCCCTATCCAAAGATTTCTGAATCCTGCGATCTTTCTGGTCTAAAGCAGTGCCAATGGCATTTGCCAAGCCTACATACATGTCCATCAATTTCTGGATGTCATCCTTCATTGCTATTCTCGCAAGTTGTGAAGCCAACTTTGCTGCCCGGGCCAATGACTCTGTTCCGTCTGCAAGTTCTCGAACCTCATCGTTGGTTTTGGCTATTTCTACATTCGCTTCTTCCCATGTTTTTGCTTTCATGGGTGTCAACTCACCTAAAGAGTTCAACTGTTTTAGCCTGTTTTGAAGAACTTTTATTTGTTCATTGTATCTCTGGATTTCAGACTCACTTAAACTTGCACTTTTTTTGGCTTGAAGTTCTTTGATTTGCTTTTCTACCTTGACAATAATTCCTTCTGGAGTAGAATCGTTTTCACTCCGTATTTGTTTGGCCCTTTCCTTCAATGCAGCGATAATTTCTTTAATCTGCATTTTCTCTTTAGTGTACGCCTTACTTCTTCTTTCCAAATACTCTTCAACTGACTCGTTTTCTTTGGCTCCAAGAACTATTCGGTCCTCACTCAAAGACTCCAACTCTCCTTGAAAGTATCTCAAACCCTTCTCAATCTCTGTCAAACTGAAAAGTGAAATGTCTGCACCGGCTAAAATAGCACCAGCAAGTTCCTCAGGATCCGCATCACGCATTAACTCATTCGTACGGGCTAATTCCTCGTTCAAATCCTTTTGCTTCTCTGTCTGGTCCTCTGTTTCGTCACCCCATATTGGCAACAAGGAAATTAAAAGGGTCACAGATGAAACAATCAAACCAAGTGGGTTTGCTTTAACTGCTGTATTCAATGACCTAACTGAGAATGTCAGTTTATTGGTTGCGAAGGCCGCTATCGTGGTCAATAATCGATATGAAATCAAGGCCGCTTTGAAGGCAACAAAGGCTATAGCTGCTCTACCTATGGCTTTAATGATGGTGTCCAGATTCTCTGCCAAGAACAGGATTGCTTTTCGGATCTGTTCCCCTGCACTGGTGGCATCGTTCACATTCAATACATAACCCTTCCAAGCACTATCCAACAATTTCAATGATCCATCAAGGGTCTTCAACTGAGTTTCAGCAAGTTTCTTGCTTGTTCCAGCAACATCCTGTAGATTCTCTTCATACTCCTTTATTCTGCTTCCAGAAGCCGCAAGGGTGGCCCCTATTGTTACTCCTCGTTTTCCGAATAAGTCAAAGGCTGTTTTTGCTTTGTTTGTAGATGTATTGATTTGCTCCATCGCATCTTCAAAGCTTATGCCTTTCTTCGAAAGTTCAATGAAGACGTTTCTTAGTCCGGTACCTGCTGTCGAAGCATCAATTCCGTTGCTTGCAAGAACGCCAAGTAAGGCTGAAGTTCTCCTCAGGTCCACTCCTACTACATTCGCAGTTTTACCCACAATTGGTAGGGCTGTTTGTAGTCTCTCAAAGTTCAGGGCTGAAATTTGTGTTGCTCTGGATAAAACATCAACGGTGTCTGCAGCTTTGTCGCTCTGTAGTCCAAATTGGTTCAATGTCGCACCGACTAACTCTGCAGCATCCCCCAACTCCGCTTGCAGGGCTGTGGCCCCTTGAAGTGTTGCTTCAGTCACATTGAGAATTTGTAGTTGTGAGAATCCGAGTCTGGCATAAGCCTCTTGAAGTTCTCCAACTTGACCGGCTGAAAATTCTGTAATTGCTCCGAGTCTCTTTGCGTCTTCTGACAAAGCTTTCATTTCGGATCTGTTGACATTTAAGACTCCTGCAAGGGTGGCCATCTGAAGGTCGAACTCTTTGATTACATTCAATGAAGATCTGATCACCTGTACCGCACCAAATACACCAAACATGACTCCGGCTGCAGAGGCTACGTTTCTCAGGGTCGCTCCGAATTTTGACATCGCACTGCCATAATTCCCCACACTTCTCTGAAATTGACCTGCTGAAGCGTCCACCCTCTTCAGTGATGTATCAAGCCTTTGAATTTCTTTTCGAAGGCGAATAGCTTGTTTTGAGTTCTCCCCTTGGGATAATGCTACATTTTTGTATTGACCTCTAAGCCTATTCAGTCGTGCTGACATCGCTTTATAAACGCCATTTATTCTTGCGTTTTCTCGGACCTCTTGCTTGTTTCTTTGGGCTTGGATTCTTTTTTGCTCATTGATTTCAGTCAAGCCTTTTGAAGCCTCACTATTTAAGACGTTCAACTCCTTTCTGGCTTTGATCATCTTCTGCTCAGTGGTGACTAATGCTTTTGTGGTGGAATCTACAGCACGAACACTTGAATTAAATTCCCGGATGTCGGAGCCTTTCTTAAAAGGGTTTGCTCTCAGAATTTTTTCTTGGCTTTTGATTATTGCTTTTAGAGCAGCATCCATCGTAGCAAGATCCTTTACTATTCCCGTGATCGCATCTTTGGCTATTAAATCATCCCTTGTTATCTTCTTGCCTGCTGCCATTTTCTTTCATTAAATTCATGTGAATTAGATACTTACGAGTTGTCAGTTTTTCGTTTGCTACAAGTATTGCAACTCCCGGTGACATATTCTCCAGTATAGCTATTGATTTGTGAAAGTCGAAATCTACTGGACTTTCCTGCTCTTGCCAAGTCTTTGTCGCTTCCCATTTCAGAACATCTACTGGTTTTTTTGAAAGTGTCGCTTTAATCTTTCTCAGAATGTCTCTTCTCTTCTGCTTCAAACCATCTACGAAGTCTTTATCCTTTACCAAAAAGTCATACAACTCAATTTCGATATTGTCCCAAGCTTGATATAAGCGTTTTAGGGCGGCTTTCTTTCTCCAAGGTAGGTAAGGTATCCTCCCAGAGTATATTAACTCATCAAGGCCCCCAGATTCAACTATAGACCAGTATTTGGTTATTGGAAGGGTGTCAATTGAACTATAAATCTTCATTTCAACAACTCGAGGTACAAAATATCCCTCATTATTGGGGTGATCTTGCGTACAAGTTGGCCCATTGAATCTGAAGTCAAACCAAGAACATTACCACCAGCATACTCCGTCCAGTCTCTTCCATCTGGCTTGGCACCATCAGCATTTAGAGTGAAGTATTGATCTGTGACATTTTCGACCTCCATGCTGCTGTAAAAGTACCCTGTATCATAAAGGGTCCACCTGCTGTTTGGTTTGCCGTATTTGCTTTGACTTACTTTCGAATAAAATGGAAGGAGATCTCCATTAGACAACCTGCCTGCTCGAAGTTGGTTCTGTTGGTTCAGGTAGATGGCATATTTCTGTGACTCAGCTTTTCCGAAAGTGACTGCGAACAACCTGCCTGAAGTTAATTGGCTTCTATTTTTAGACATTCGGAGGAGGGCTTCCATCCCCCAAAGATACTAAACTAAGATTTGATTAATGACTACCTTCTGTTGTTCAGCATAGCTTCAGTGGCTAAAATGGCTCCATGCTCATTTCTGGCCATCTCTCTGCTCGTTTGAATTATCTCAGTCATCTTAGGTTCCATCGATTCAAAGAACTCTTGAATCTTCTCTAAATAGTCAGGGGTTTTTTCTATCCAGTCCATCAAATACTCATCACTTCCATCTTCGTAAAGTAGGAATTCATCATGTACTACTTCATAGTCTGGGTGAAATGGATCTGGTGACTTACTATCAAATCCGAGGTCAAGTAGCTTTCCGTAAAAGTCGACTTGCTCAATGTAGAATTCGTGGCAACTTGGTAAAAAGGTTTGATTGTTCATGTCTAAAGTCTTACTGGTTCAGTTCTCAGGTATTAAAAGTCTAACTCATGAATGAAGTCCATAATCCAACCCCTTTCTTCTTCACTTAAATCTGTGAAAGTTAAGGTAGTTCGAAAGTCACCTTCTTCAAGGTCTGAAACATTAATATCAACTATTCTGAGGTTATCTAAAAGGCTTTCAAGATTCTCGTTTTGAATTTGAAATTTTTCGTCTGCTTGATTCATGTTTTGTTTGTTTGTTGTTTTGTTTGTTTGTCTCAGCAAATATAGGGTTTTTTCCAAAGGTGTAACCAAGTTCCAAAAAAAAAATCCCCCAGTGCAATACCGGAGGACTTTAGGTTTGAGTAAGTGTAGACCCTTTACGTTACTCGGCTGTCGAATCTGAATTTTTCTTTTTTATCGTTTTCTTCTTTGGGTATGCTTTCCAAGCATCCGCATAAGATCCCCTGAAGCCACCTTGTACCAATAGCTTGAAGAATTTTTGCTTGTCTGCTTTAGAATTAGAAAACAATTCTGGCCCTATGCTCGCTCTTCCGTATTTCATATTACGTTGTGAGTGTAGCTACTTCAGTGATTAAGTTGGTATCTGAATAACCAAGTGTCGCTGCTTTCTTCTGAACATAAACATCTTCCAAAGAAAGGCTTGTGAAGGTGATTGCATAACGACCTTTGATTGTCGCATCCTCTACTGAAGTTGCGATGGCTGTTACTCCTGAAGTTGAAGCAACAACATCAAAGTCAGTAACCAGATCAAGTCCACTTACTGCTTTTCGTCCTTTGGCTGAACCATAGTCAGTGAAGATGTCAATGGTCAAACCTGTTGCAATTGGAGCAGGGCTTGTAAGGATTGTACCAAATAGGTCAATCAAACCATCTTCATCCAGAAGATCAACTCCACTCGCAAAGTCTGAATTTAGCAACATACCAAGGGCAGTGTCGCTGAAGTCTCTTCGCCATTCGAAGTCCAACTGAATTTTTGGAACTGTTGTATCCGTTGCAGGAATGTACTTTGGGTCCCACGTATTCGCATTGATTGGAATAGGTCGAAGTTTTCCATCTGAAGATGTGCGATCACCGATCAGGTTGCCTTGTTTGTCAACAACAAAGGCTCCGGGCTTTACACATCCCCACTCTTTGATTTTTCTCAGGAAGTCTGGAGTCGCTTTTGCGAAAATACCTGTGAAAGTTTTCACACCATCTTCAATCTTTACTTTTGAACCATCGTTGAATTCTTCAACAACTGACTCTCCTCTTGATTCTTCAACATTCAGAATGTCTCCAATTGGAAACCATCTGGCCAATTCATCTGCATTGTTGATAAGCGCATTAATTTCTGCTTGGTCTAATGCGGCTGTTGCCAAATCAATCTCATTCAATGTGCCATCGGCCTGCTGAAGAGAAACTAAGATCAATCGCTTTGCAGCGTCTTGCATAGGTACGCAGTCTGGGCGTCCTGTGTTTGAGAGTGAGACATTACAATCGCATACTTCCATGATAATTCTTTTTTAGTTTGCTCAAAGGTAAAAAAACATTTTCAACTAAACATTTTATTCTATTCGCTACCTTTAAAGGTGTCGAGTTTTAAAAGTTCGCTTAATGCTGTTTCGCTTGTCCAATCTTCTGAGCAGTCAAACTCAAAAAAGCGGTGGTGCTTGATTGTCTTGCCGTCTTCTAAAGCCTCCACTCCGACGCTGGACTTGTTGTTCTTCCAATCGTACAGAACTTCTACTATCTCCCAAGTGAAGTCCTTTAGTTCTATGTCCTGAAATGTTTTTAGTGCTGCTTGTTTCATATTCCGTCTTCTATAAATGCCATGTAAATCATATTAAAGTTCGTAGGTGTTTTTACTACTATTCCACTGGATGTACTCGTAGAGTTAGATATATAGTACTTTCCAGCAATCCCACCGCGGAAATATGTGCTTGACATAGCAATAACCCCAGTTCCAAATGCATTATATAACCTTGGTTCTGTGGTTGTCCAGTCCTCATCTACTACCGCTATCAAATACTCTATTGGTGCTAAATACCAAGTCGCGTAAGTTTTACCATTTAGGGTTTCGCTTTTAGCTTGTGCAATAGTCCACGCATCAGCTATGGTTCTCCTATTGTCGTTTCTAAAATCGACCACATCAAAGATAACCCCCTGAAGGTTGTCATATATCAAAGTGCTTGCTGGATTTGTTCCGAATACACTTGTACCTGAGTCGTTCGTAAATCTGACTTTTGCGCCAAACTCAGGGTCATTATCTACCAAAGTGTTAAAGTGGTTAGGTGTAGCTACCGAATGGTCGATCTGCTGAATTTTACCCGTCTGCTTGTGTTCAAATGTATCTTCTTTGCTAAATGCTGCGTCTCCGTTTGCGTAACTAATACTTTGAACGCAGTTAGATGGCCTACAATAAACCGTAGGATTTGCCGCTAAACTACAAACTACATTCACAACAGAAGGCTGAGTGAAAGTGGTCCCATCGCTGTCTGTAACTGTAATATCTGGAAGAGTAATCGTTCCACCACTTGCAACAGTGTTCGTGTAACTGCTGTCTGAGTTTTCGACATTTGCATCAGGTGCTAGAACTGTGTCAGTCTCTGTGGCTTTTACTAAGTTACTTGATAAAACTGTGCCAAGAGTATTAACCACATTGACAGTTGAGTCAGCGACATTGTAAACTCCTGATCCCTCTGCTGTTACAGTTGCACTTGCAATTAAAGTTCCATCGCTCTTGTTAATGTTGATGGTTGCATCGCCAATGATAATATCCTCGCTCACATTGCTAGGAACTAACTCTGACCTAAGAACTGCATTTAAAGTGTTTTTAATTACAGCAGTAGCATCCGGAGCAGTAATAGTAGATGCATCAGTTGCTAAGACGTTTGTGGTAGATAATGTCGTACCATCTGTGTTGTCTAAAGTGATTACGCTGTCAGGGATTCTAAAATGTGAACCTTGTTTTGAACCTATTAATGTGTTTCCGCTCGATTGTCTTACCTCGATGTTTAAAGTTCCGCCTGAAGCTACATTGTCAAAAAATACACTATTTACATTCACTGTACCATCTGCCGCTAAACTACAAACTACATTCACAACAGAAGCCTGAGTAAAAGTACTCCCATCGCTGTCTGTAACTGTGATGTCAGGCAAGACTAAAGTACCTCCACTTGCCACAGTATTAGTGTAACTACTGTCGCTATTTTCTACCGTAGCGTCTGCTGCTGGTGTGCAAAGTACATCTTGAACACTAGGAACACTTGAAATAGAGCCATCACTATCTGTCACATTAATGTCTGGCAGCACTAAAGTAGCACCACTTGCAACAGTATTCGTGTAACTACTGTCACTATTTTCAACTGTTGAGTCTGCTGCAGGTGAACAAACTACGTCTTGAACACTAGGAACGCTTGAAATAGAGCCATCACTATCTGTCACATTAATGTCTGGTAGCACTAAAGTAGAGCCACTTGCCACAGTATTAGTATAGCTTGAATCTGAGTTCTCAACAAAGCCACTACCGCCTCCACCGCTAAGAGTGTATTTATCACCTGATGGAACCGTTTCAATAAACGCGCCATCTGACGCGTAAATGTGAACTCCCTCACATCCAGAGACAACAACATCTTCGCATCCTGTCATGTTGATCTTGATTGGAAGGTCCACAAGTACTTCAATACCAGTCAGTTCCCTGTCAAAAAGTTGGTTTTCTTCCTCTTCAGTGATGGAACTATTTCCTGTTGTGACTTTTGCGTGGTTTGTAATATCAACATTACCAAGATCACCAATTCGAGGGTGACTTTTAAGATTTTCAATAAACAGGTCCACAAGACTCTGTAAAGGTTCGATGACTTCACTATACTGCCAATCCGTTTCCTCTTCCCATTTTGTCTGGTTACAAAAAAACAACCTTACCTGTCCTTCATGTTGGATGATACTATCCAGTTCTGAAGGCTTTGTCCGGGTCTGCAACTCAATCATCCATACAAAAGGAATGATTTCTCTACCACTGGCTCTTTTGATTTCGCTTACTGCGGCTTTGTATTTGCCATGAATAAAGGTCGGTGGAGGTATATTGTAGGAACCTACTATTGGGGCCGTAGAATGACCTCCTATGGCCTCCAGTGTAATGCTTACGTCCTTCGTGTATTCAACAATTTGGTAAGTGTTACCAATTAGGTCGAATCTGTCCTTTGTATTCAGCCAAAGGGTGTCATCAGTTGTAACAATCCAGTTTGAACCAGAAGCGGTGACTGAATCGATAACCAACATAGCGTTCATTCCATCGATTACCTGTTGTAAAAGTGTTGATACCTGCATATTAAATCATTGATTCCATTTGAAGAGTATCACCAGAATAGTCAGGATATGTGATCCCATTTTCCTGAATGTACTTTTGTAATGTCGCTACACTCATGGCTGCTCTGTTGTGAATTACAACTTCCTTTCGAATGATTCCTTGACCTTCTGTAGCTTGACCTTTAATTTTTTTGTTCCCTGTCTGGAGGTTTACCACTCCCATTTCACCAACAATCTCTCTGTAGGTCAACATTAAAATCACTTCTTTGATGCCTACGCAGTAATACGAATGTTCTTGTATGCTGAACTCGAAAGGATCCCAAATATCCAACCAGATTGAACTTACTGGTACTCTTGGGTCCCCGGTAAGGTCTGCAATTAATTTATCGCCTTCTGTGGCTCCAAAAATGTGCTTGATCAAGGAATTCTCTTTGACTTCACTTAGGTAGCTTGAAAAGTCATCGTATTTGTCTTGGGCGATTCGAAGAATACCATCTTCAAAGTCTGAAGTCTTTACAATAGTTGCCATGACTTCAAAGGTAAAAAAGAAACTTGACTATTCTTTTTGCTGTTGCGCTTCTCTTTCTTTTTCCAGTTCCTTCCAGTTGTCGGGCCTGTATTTCAAGTAAACATAGTGCTGGTTCGGAGAAATGTATTTTAACTTCTTTGCTTTCTTCAGTAACTTTTGATTCCAGTCAAGTAAGTTTTCATAGGCTACATCGTATTCTACTCCAGCAAGAAACAGGGTGTCAATGAATAGACCTTCAATTTTTGACAACTCCAAGGTCCACCAATTGATTTCATTCACCATTTTTCGTTTCGTGGTCCTGTCTGGGTTTTTAACTCTCAGGAAGTAAGACCAAAGCAGGTCCTTAGGATCGTCAAAAGTCTCTACTTCTATTGGTCCTACAAACTCAGGTTTTTTCATTTCAGTTTCAGTTTCAGTTTCAGTTTCAATTTCTAAAGGTTTTACTCTGGGTAAGGTTTGGGTTTACTCTGGGTTTAATTAACAATTGCAAATGCGTAATTTGATGCGATGAAAAACATTATCTCCTCCTCTTCATAGGTTGGGTCCATTAATTGTTTTCCGAGGGTGTCAGTGGCTCTAAATAAGCCTTTCTCGTACTTTAACCAGATTGGTCCAAGTTTGGTTCCGGTGATTGCCATTTCACCATTAGCTTTTAAGATCTTCAGGTCTGCTTTGGCGTAGGCGATTCTGTCTTTGATGTAATCCATGACTATAGGTTTTTTGTTGATTCCATTTTTTTCATGTCGAAAATTAAAGCCTTCAAAAGGTCCATTCTCTCAATAGTCTCAACCATTGTGTTAGTAGAAAGTCTTCCTTGCATATCGCTTAGATTACTTGCGATAATCATGAGTAGATCTTCTGTGTCAATTGCTATTGTTCCGTTTCTTTCGTTGATTTCCTGAATTGTCATGATGTTGTTATTTGTTTCTTTGATGTTTCAAATGTAGGCTCTTTTCCAAATATACCTGCAAAAAAGTCTGCATTTTGGCAAAAAAAAACCCCGAGAACGAATCTCAGGGCTTTCCAGACTAAAAGTTTTTTTACTTCGAAGCTGCAGGTTTCGTCTTTGATGCCTGTTTATTCTTGATCATTGACTCTGCTTGCCATTCATCGACGAGGTATTTTTGACCAACTTTAAGATGTTGCGGCTTTCCATCTGGAGATTTGATGCCATAAACTTCTACTTGTGCTTTTTTTGAATTCTTCGATTTTGCCATCGTATTGAGTTTTATAAATTTCAGCTAAAGTACAAAAAAGAAAAGGCCCGACAAATGCCGAGCCTATTTCCTTTATTCATGTAAACTCTTATGGAGTTTCGAGGGCTGCAATCGCTACAGAAACACTTGGGCAATAGATCATGCTATTACGTTTGTTGTTCTTAACGATAGTCAATGCGCGAACTTCACAGAGAACGGTTCTGAGGTTCTTGGAAAAGTCATCAGCATCCAAACCTACATCGATGGATATTGAATCATTCATTACGAGAATGGCGTTTTCCATAGCACCAACAAACAATTCGTTTGCTGCGATTAAGGTTGTAGAAATAATTGGCACACCATCCAAAGACAACTGACCTGCTGCATCTACCAATCTCATATTGTAACGTCCATCTGTTCCACCAACCTTTGAAAGTTTCAGTCCAGTGATTTGTGAAGGGTGCATGAAAATGTAGGGGCGCACTGCTGTATGTTCGTTCTCAGCAATTTGACCAAGTGAAATTACAGCAACATCCAGAATGTTTGCTTCTGGCACTTGACCTGCATAAGCTGCACCTGTAAATCCTTCAGCAACCGTCTCCAGTCCGTTGTGGTTTTCTCCTGAGTCATCCCCAGTCAAAACTTGTGTTTCAAGAGCCAAGGCTACACGCAACATAAGATCTGACTCAATTTCAGATTGCATCCAAGAGACATCATCTAACATTTGAGTAGAAACTTTGATGAAGGCGGTTGTAGTTTTAAGGCTTTCGCTGTTTACTACGATGTCCCAATCAACTTGATTTTTGGCTGAACCTTCTGCAGTTTGACCTGCTGTTCCTTCACCTGCTACTTGGCTAACCCAAGAAACAAGATTCGAAGTTGTTCCTCGACGACTCATTACATCCAAAAGGCGTACTTGTCTTCGAGCAAGTTGATCCATACCTTCCATGCGGTCTTCTACTGGTACTTGTCCAGTTACAGAAAGTGGTCTGGTGATAGGTCCAACTGCCTTCAAGGTTACAGAGTCGCGTGACTTAGTTTCCTTGATGTTTTTAAGCTGATCCAAGTTTTCGGTTAAAGCTTCTTTCAAGCTTTCAGTGAATGATACTGCTCCTTTTGAAGTGTTACCCTTCAAGATCTGAGTCAAAGCAACTCCATGCTTTTCAAGAATAACATTCATTTCTCCGGCTTGTTTTGCAATAGAGTCGGTGAAGTCATTACGCAATTTGGCGATATCATTGGCCTCAACTTTGTTTTCGAGGGCGTCTTTAACTGCTGATTTCCAAACTGAATTGTACTCATTGTATTTCTCTGCAAGTGCTTCCACATTGTCCTGTGCCTTTAGTTCGGTTTCGGTCATTTTGTGGGCTTCTTGTAGCCAATCCGGGAATGATACTACAGACAAAGCTGCTGAAGCAGTCATGATGTCGTAGGATTCTGCTCCAAATGCAAATGAACCAACGAAGGCCACCATCAGAGCAACTGATAAAATAAATTTCAAATTTTTCACGATTTTTAGTATTTGATGAATTGATAAAGTGATTTTGATTGAGTGCTTTTTGGCGGCTCTGGAGAGAGTGGAACTTCCGGCTCTATTCCGTATTCAAGTGAACAAAGTTCAGCAATTCTTTTGACAACTGCAAGGTCATCGATTTCATTCACTAATTTTTGAGCGAATTCGAAGCCCCCTAAGGCTGTTTTATTCCCCATTGTAGGGGTGAGTTCATTTGAACCTCTTATAACGCAGGAGATCTCAATCAACTTAGCTGTGGTGACTGCCCAAAAGTAACCTTGCTCCTCTGCAACTTCTGAGTTCTTGACTTCATCGATGTAGTTTTTCCAGTTGCCATAATGCTCTTTGTCATCCTTGTCATTGAGGCAAAGGAATATGTCCACATACTGCATACCAACCGAATGTTGATCAATCTGTCCCTTTTTGTACTTCTGAAAAATACGAGGGTTATACTCCTTCCGGATTTCGGTATCCATCACTAAAGCTGTGGCCTTTCCTGTAGAGTCATGGCCAACTTCTTTCCACTCTATTTCGGTTTCATAAACTTTCAGGTTGTCACCCACTTCAGCGTCCAATTGGTGAACATGGTCATGAAGGTGCATAACCTTGTGGCCTGACTCGTTTATTGATTTGGTGAAAATACCTTTGATGTGAACATCGTCGTGTGAATCCATCCAACCATAAGTGTTTCCGACTATGGACCTTGTAATCATTTCGTCGGTGTCATCTGGATAACTTGCAGGCATGCCCTTTAACTCCAAACCAGTAGGATCTGACAAAATGTTGTCACAAAGTTTAATCTGTGCTTTCTTCAGCCCAATGAGTCTGGTTTTGTTTTCTCGCAGATGCTTGAACAGGTCTTTCTGTGTCTTGAATTCTGGTAACTTCATTTTCTCACAATTTTGGATTGGGCTAATATCTTTGATTTCAACTCAATACTCTTTGCAAGTTTATCGAGATCCACCTTTGGCTTCTTTTTGTCTTTACTCTTTGGGTCCATCTACTTCTGTGATTGATACATAGTTGTTTCTAATTCGAGGAACATCCATCAGTTCATCTGGGTGCAATTCATCACCAGCCAACAACCTTGCTTCGTTTGGTGTCTTGATTCCAGAGTCAACTTCTTTAATCAGCAACTCTCTCAAAGCAAGTGGGTCCGGCTTCAGGGCATCTATTTTGTCATAGTCAATCTGGAGGCTGTAGTTAGAACCATGCGCCTTGCTGTAAAAGGAAATGATTGTTCTCATATAACCATCCAGTAACAACTGACAATTAGGTATGAAGACATCATTGTAGGCTGTTTTAACTGCTTCTTTTCTGTTGGCATGAGTCTTATTGTCCGGATCGTTGAACAACTCTGAGGGCATGAATAGTAAATTACATAGATCTCTCAGGTATTGCTTATCGTGTCCCAACATTTCCATGTCACTTGAACTTGACCCAAGTTGATGAACTTTTACTGGTGTTGGTATGGTGACAATGGAACCCATTTTTTCGGCACCACCAAACTTTACCTTGTCTGCTCTGGCTAATGCTTCTTCATCCTGTGGAGTCATGGACAAACCAGAAGATCCACCATCACTTGATACAAGATTTGAAACTCCTCTATTTGCGAAGTAGGCTGCCTGTGCTATCGCGTTGTTGTTTGAAGCATTGATCTTGTAGTTACCTGCTTCCAAAGGTGAAAGACCATTATTGGTCCTCTTTCCAATTAGCGTTGGATTTGGATAGACAATGTGAAGAATCTCTTCAGGTAAAAACTTATGGTTTGATGAGCCATCCCTCATTTCGTATCCAGTAACCTCACTCAAAATACTTTTGCTTGACTTCAGCACAGTCATCACTTCTGGAGGGAGGCTAATAATTCTTTTCACTTTCCCACCAAAGGAAGCCCCCCTGTCCAAGTAGTAATATGCTTCACCATTGTTTGAAAGGTAAATCATTTGCTCCTCTGAAAGTTCCCGGAAACTTTGATTTTGATTTGGGTTGAATATCAAGTCATACAACTCGCCTTGGTCAACTTTTGTTTTTTCCTCACCATCAATCGTGTATAGTGTAACAGGAAGTGAAGCTACTCCTCTGGCAACTTTGGTGACTATTGAGTACCATGAATTGTTTTTTGAATATCCGTTGTTGATGGCGTTTGCGTCGGTCATCTTAGAGCCGGAACCACCGAAAATGTTGGCTATATCAGTAAGGCTGTAGAAAGTTCGCTGTTCTCCTCCTGTGGCTTCTGTAGACCTTGACCAACTAAGGTAAGATTTGAAAGCTTCTATTCTTTGACCTGCCTTTAGGAGTAAATTCATCGCGTTCCGGTTTCAGCAAATTTAGTAAATGAAATCAACTTCTACCACGAACTACATTCAACCTCCAGTAGGTCATCACATAACCGAGGGCATCCATCGCATGATTCCAGAGATCTATGGGAAGCTTTGCCTTTGTGTCGGCCCAAACATAGTTGTTCAATTCTTTCTCGACATCCGGACATGGACCGCAAAGAATTATCTGGTAGTCATTTATCCACTTTATTCTTTCCTTCACAATTCCTCCTCGCTTAAAAGCAGGTTGGCAATTGAACCAAACTCCATCGGCTTGCTTGGTCCTCAGTTCGTTGATAATGTGCAACTCAGAACTATCAGCTATCATTAGGTCTTCCCTATTTGGAACGTGCGCTGTAAATAACTTTTTGATCTCACTTGCAGACTTGGTGGGTTTGTAGATTAATTGCTGTATGTAGATTTTTTTGGACTTTTCATTGATTGCCACTTTTAGCAAGACGGTTGGATCTGAGGTCCCCCAATCGACTCCATAAATGTAGGGCAAGCTATTGTCCCAAGTACCACGCTTCCAGTTTGTGAAGATGGCCCCCTCCAGTGGAGCAAACTCTCCAAGTCCATAAACTTTCCACAAATATTCATTGGCTGTTCCGTTTCTTATGTTTTTCTCTGTGGGCTCATAACTTTCAATTCTTCGCCTCACACTTGGGTCAATGAACCTATTGTTCCTGTAGGTAGAAACAACGGTCCGTACTCCCGGCCTTTGCTCCCAATGATCTTCCATTAGCCAAAAGTCACTTGAAGGGTTGAAGTCCATCCAAACCACTTTACTCGTTCTCATTTGTACCTGAGTGAATATCCCTTTTTTAACTCCATTTACCTCATTGAAGAAAGCATACTGACGTTTTCCGTTTTTGGCGTCTTGTTCATCCTCATAGGATTTGAACTCCAACATTGATCCGGATTTGAAACGATAAAACTTATCGCTTTTGTTGAATGGTCCATACAGGAAGGATTTAATCAAAGGACTGGAAGCTATGATGTTTTCGCAGTCACGCATGGCACCAACTTTCAGGTTTGGAATGTCTTGTCCAACTACAGTACAAAGACTTCCGGGGTCGTTGTGAAGGGTTACAAAGATAGCCTGAAGGATGGCGATAGTTTTGCCTGAGGAAGTACCTCCCCTGTTGATTATTGTTTCAACTCCTTCTGGTGGGTCGTAATTCGCATGAAAGATTGGAGTCGTGCTTAAAGCTATCTTACTCATCCGAATCTAAGTTGTCTTTAATGTCAGGCATTTCACCCGAAATTTCAATGACAATCTTACTCGGTGGTAGGTCGGCCAGACCATGATCAAGTCGTTCAACATAACCACGCTTTCTTCCTTTTGTCTTCAGGTAAAAAATTATAGCCGTTGTGTCTTGGTCCCTAATACGCTTGTGCAATTCTGTCTCAGCAAAGTCCAGTGCTATATCTGAGATTGATTCTACTTCTGCTTTATAGGCTGGATCGTCTTTCAACCAATTGTAGTGCTGAGTCCTTCCAACTCCTGCCGAACGGCAAGCTGATGTGACAATTCCCAAAGACTTTTCAAGTGCTTCAAGCATTGCCTTTTTATGATGTTCAGTTTTGTTCATCTAAGTTCGAATAAAGCGACTCTCTGATTCCTTCTGCAATACGAAGGTACTGCGTTTTTTGGAAAACAGGTATATTTTGGTCGATGGCCTGTTCTACAACGTCGAACTCTCTCTCTTCAGGGACTACTTCATAGTCAAGGTAAAGGTAGTTTTCACACTCCTTCACGAATTCCAGTGTTGTCGATGTTTCCGGACTCATTACTGAGACAATTGGAGGTCCATCGTTTTCCATGTAGTACAATATTGCGTCTAAGACATTGTGAACGTGGGTGAATGTTCTGGTGTTCTGTCCATAGTTGAATACCTTGAATGGCTTCTTTGACTGAATGATGCCAAAAAGCGACGAAGTTCTCTGTTGTGGTCCGTAGACGTTGTGAAATCGAAGGCCGATTGCTTCCGGGTGGTATATTCTGCAGTACTCTTCGTTCATGTGCTTACTGATTCCGTAAAGAGAGGTTCTTTTAATGACCGCACTGCTACTGGCGTATATAAATTTTGCTCCAATTTCTCTTGCGTATTGTGAGGCGGCTATGAATCCCCGGACGTTGCTATGGACAATGATTTCATGATTCGGGTTCCATACCGATACTTCTGCAGCTAAATGAATGATTACGTCTGGTTTGAAGTTGGCATACATATCGATGAGGTTTACATCTTCCCCATTTTTCATGTCTATTCCGAGGACTTTCAGGTTTTCAATTATTCCAATACCCAAAAGAAACCCAAGCCTTTCCTGTAGGTTTTTACCTATAAAGCCTTCGCTTCCTGTAATGATTACATTCATTTCTTCAACTCAATTTGATTTGGGTGGACATACCTATAGTTTTTCTTTTCAGTGTTTCCCTTGAACCGATTTCCGAAAACAAGTATTCTGGTCATGTTCGTTCTCTTGTTTCGTCCGACTACAATACAGGGCATAAGGTAGTCAATTGCTTTGTCTCCGTAAACGTGTCTACACTTTAGGAAATGAGTCGCATTATCTGGTGTTTGATCTGCTTTTGTCATATTATTGGATTACTTCAATTTATGTGGCTTTGGCCATCCCCAATTCACCATTTCATCGAATAGACCGGGTTGTTTTGGGTCCAAACATTCATACTCATCCTTTATGAAGTCGGCTTTGGTTTTGCCCATCATTTTTCCTCGTTTCGTGTGAACATCGAAGGCGTATTCTGGAACTATTAAAGGATCTTTCCTGTCTTCATCCAGTTGCTTTTCTATGTCCTCTTCAGAGAGTCCCATGTACTTGTCGTAAACAAAGTTCTGCAGATGGTCTGCGTCCCTGTTCTTTGGCCACTGGCACATCAACATTACTGCCTTGCTTACAAAGATTCTTCCTTTGGGTCCTTTGGCATTTTTATTGACCAGTTCATGTCCCCGGTAAAGGGCGTCAACTTCCTTGGTGATCATCCCTCCAAGATCTTCGGCTGAAATTGTGAAAAGTCTTTTCCAGACATAGTTCCGGTATCCTGACTCCCAAAGTTCCAGAGCAAAGAATCCTGCTACTTTGACATCGTTTCGTCTAATTGCTTTTTGAAGTGTACTCGCAGCTTCGTAAAAGTCATATCCACGTTTTGTTCTTAGGTTCATTTTGTTTGTTTGTAATTGACTGAAATATAGGCATTTATCCTAAAGTGATTGATACTTCAAAACTTGAATCTTACCGTGACATCGTATTTCTTTACCAACTTACTACTGATCCGGTTCTTCTTTAGGTTGACTACATCACCAAAATACTTTCTCAATCTTAGAATGTTCTTGATTTCTTCATCATGGTTTCGGATTTCAGCCAACCCTCCAGTGCTTTTGAAAGTTTCTCTGTGTGAAAAGTTGTACCTGTTATCAATGAGAATCTTCCTGTAGTGGTGCTTGACTAAGCAAGATATCATGAAGTCTTCTTTTAGCTTGAACTCCTCGTTCCAGACAACGTGTTCCCCTTGTATGGCTCCATACGCTCCTCCATTGATGCAATTGCTCATAGAGAAAGGCTTGAATACTGGATATTGTTCCGGCCTTGGGTTCTTGGTAAATCCGAAAAGGTGAACCCCAAGAGTCTTTGCTAAGTCGTACAACTCTAAGATTCTTTGGTTGACCTCCATTTTGCTGTCAACTTTCTGGTGTTCACCCATGTCAACATACATCTTCCTGAAGGACAAACAATCGTCATCCACCATGAACAGATCTCCAAAATGATTCAACATCCAGTTCCTTTTGGGAACCAATCCCCTCACCGAATCTGGGTGACTTACAATTTCGCAGTCTGGGTTGTACTCTTTATAAGCTTCCTCCTGAGACTTTTCTACACAAATGATAGGTGAGTCTATCACTTCAGTAGTTAGCACCCTGTCGGCTCTGTTGTGGCTTGGTACTACTATTTTACAAGACATTCTTCAGGTCGTTTACATGAATAACATTTGACTTGGCTATTTCTGCTCGTTTATAGGATTTCATCTTTTGCATACCAAGACGCTCCCGAATCCAGTTCAAGTCGATTTCAGTTTCACAAACTATTACAATCAACTCATGGTCCTCATCGAATCTTGGGGCAATTGGATATAAAGCTGTTTCATCACCCATTCTATTGAAGCGGTCCTCAAAATCTTGGTCGCTTTTAATGTTCTCTACTCCGGGTATCTCAATTCCCATGTCGAACAAAGTTTCTGCAGGCCATTCGTTTGCAAGAACATCGTAGTCCCACTGACCTTCGTGGTGGTTGTCTTTGATTACAAATTCTCGACACAGATCTTCGTAGGATTCATCAACATACTCGACTTGATTTTCTTTTGCTTCTTCTCTTCTGGCTTCAAGATCCTGCTGATACCTTTCTTCAGTATAGACATCAACCGGAATGAGTTTCCATTTCAGGTCCTTGCAAGCTGCCAACCTCATGTTTCCTCCTTGAATGACATTGTTCTTATCCAGAATGACTGGCCTCAGTTCCATGAATGAAGGAGTGCGCTTGATTGACTTTTTTAATCGATTGAACCGATCTTTTTTTATCAACCTTGGGTTGTTCGGGTTCGGCTTTATTTCCTTGATAGGAATACTCTTTGTCTTCATGCTTCTTTTTTTAGTTTTTTCAATGATTCCATTATCAGCTCGACTGCATACTCATCCATCAATGTATGTTGTCCTCCGTACCAGTTTAACATTTTGTAGTTTGAATTCCATTTCAAGTCTGGTAATTTCATGGACCTTAATTGGGAACCAGAGACTCCTGTGAAGTAATGGTAGCAAGATGTAGGTAAATTTCTATTACCTATCACGCAGTATTTCGCTTTAATGTCTGGAGGCATTTTTCCTTTAATCCAAACTTCATGATTTCCAGAAATGTATCGAATGGCTAAGTCGGCTGATTCTCGAACTTTGTTTTCAATGTCCAATTTGTATGGACTCAACAATTCATTTTCGGTTCTTCCATGCTCTATGAATCGACTCAACTTAGTTGGTGGGTATTTTGTAATTACCTCCTCCAGAAACTCGAAACCAGATACATAAATCATCACCTTTTCATTGTTTACTCCTGTTCTGAAGATCTTTAAGTCGGCTCCTTCTAAGTTGGACCTAATTTCTTTCTCTATTTTTCTGAGTTCTCGCTTTTGCTGAATCTCTTGCTCGAATTCTTCGTCTGTCTGTCTCATTTCAAAAGGTGTATCATGTCGTAACTAAAATTGCTGAGTTGTTTCCGTCCCCATGCTTCTGCTTTGTCGAAGTTCATGAAGATTCTGCGTGTAAGTCTGTGACCTTCTTCCGCATTTAAATATTCAATGTAGCACATCATTTTTGTTTGTTTTTTTGTTTGTTTGATGGTGCGAATATAGGCTGTTTTTCAAATTCCAACATAAAATATCGGCTTTTTTTCAAATTAATTCATTGAAACTCATGCAGGTCATACATCTGAATCCTACTCCAAAGTCAGGGTGTTTGGGGTTTAGGTACTCTGGTTGGTGATGAGTCTTACCACATTTGGGACAATCTAAAATTGGATAGTCTTCATAGTAAGAACGAACCTGTTTACATGGATCTATTGGTTTTAAGGACTTGACTGAAATTTTACAACTTTTCATGATCTCTATTTACAATATATCTCCCCTGAAGCAAACGTCATATTCAAGGTTGTCCATTGTCCAGAGTTTACCACTCAATTGAATTACTGAGGTTTCTCCTCCCCACATGACGTATATTAATTCTCCATTCTCCGGGACCACTGGCACTTGGTAGATTTGACTTTCATCTTTAGATTCATCGTTTTCAACCTCTATTTTCACTTTTACCATCATTCATTCAGGTTTTGAATTGCTTTGAATATCTCAAAAGGTATCTGAGGCACTACCGCATTTCCGTAGGCTTTAATGCTTTCGTTTCTCCATTTAGGAAAGGTAATTCCGTCCAATTTGTCGGGAAGCCCATCATCTCCGCCACAAATCGGGGATTGAGTTGGGAAGTTTTCCCATGCGCTTGCTTGACTAATTGTAGTACACTTCTTTTCTCCTTTTCGTTCCCCGTCATTTTTGTTCCACCCTCGCTTGCCGTAGGTGTTGGGAGCATTCTCGCTATCACATCTTCCAAGTTTCCTTTGTTTCTGTCTATTGATGTGTTCCCTCTCGCTGCGGCTTCTCTTGGAGTTGGCAGCATCCCTGACGTCTTTAAGCCCGTCCAAATACTCTTCCCTCCTTGCTTGAAGTCCGACTTTCTCCCCGTTTCCGTTGTTACGGTGGGCAACAAACCAGATTCGATCTCTTCTGTGTGGAGCGTCTTTGCCGCAAGCTGGAAGTAGAAACGGCTGTACTTCGTACCCTTCAGCTTCCAAGTCAGCGCACACCTCCTCGAATACCAATCCCCCTGACCAATTAACAAGGCCGCGAACATTTTCGCCCACAACGTAGGTCGGCTTAATCTCTCGAATTGCTCTAAGCATTTCAGGCCAGAGATGGCGTTCGTCTTCCTTCCCTTTTCGCTTTCCGGCTGTTGAGTATGGTTGACATGGGAATCCTCCGGTGAGTACGTCGATTTCTCCTCTGTGAATAGTGAAGTCTGTCTTAGTGATGTCTTCATAGCTTTTTGATTCAGGCCAATAATGATTTAATACTTTTCTTCCGAACTCGTTCCACTCACAATGGAAGACGTTCTCCCACCCCATCCATTCTGCAGCAAGGTCAAAGCCACCAATTCCAGAGAATAGACTTCCGTGCCTCATTTCTTCAGGTTTTGAATTGCTTTCTGCTGACTTGCCCAGTCAATTGACTCCTTGCTTATTCTGGCTACTTCTGAGGTCCTTTCAGCATTGATGTGATATTTCCCCTTGATGGATTGATGCATACTCTCTATGACCTCCAATTTGCTTTGCTCGTAATTCTGAACCCACTCACAGAAGATCTGGAAGTTGAATCCACCATACTGTTTGGTCTTCATTCCCTTCTTGAATATCAAGATTAACTCTTCAGCTTTCAGGTACCAAAATTCCTGACAAATCATTTCTGCAGTTTGGACCACCTGTAAATCATTCAGATCACATCGAACAAATGCAGTCAATTCGTTCAGCATAGCTGCTACATAGGAAATTCCAATCCCGGATCTCTTCAACTTACTCAGTTGGTACTCACTCTTCATGGCTATTAATATGTCCACGTTGGTTGAGAATGTTGGCAAGGTTTGAGCGTCGATCTTTTGGACTTTGTTTTTCATTGGTGAACTTTTCTTTGTTTCGTATCCAGTTGTTTATTGAGTGTGCATAGGACTTCATTGGATTCTTTCCAACTTTCCATCCGTTACTTTCATAGTAATCGAAAAAACTCTCAGCTTCCAGAAATGAATCATCCGGACTTAATCCCTTTGCTTGCATTTGCAATTGGATCATTTCGATACTTGGCTTTTCAAATTTCTTTTTTCTTGTTCTAACTATTGTTTCAGTTTCATTTTCATCTTCATCTTCTAAAGGGTTTGCTTTGGGTTTTCTTTGGGTTATGGTTTGGGTTTTCTTTGGTCTACCTCCCTTTGCCCCATTGATTTTTTGCTTCTTTTTGAATTTTGCTCGTCGCTCCATTTCTTCCTCCAATCTGGAGTTGAACAAATTACCCTCTTCATCCGTTTCGAATTTTGCGAGAACATCCACAGAAACGTCCTGTATGACTACAGAAATTGTTTTAGGTGTCAATCGTCCTTTTTGATGGTGAAGACACAGGAGGGTGATGTATTGGCCCCTTTCAACCATAGTAAGATCACTAACTCCAGTCAAAAAGTCTGACGAATAGAATAAAAATGCCGGGTCTTTCATCTGGTACTGGCTTTTTTCTGAAGTTCCTTCAATTTTTTTCTCGCCTTTTCGGATACTATGACCCCCTCATACTGAATTTTATCTTGGTAGTAATTCCATAACACTCTTTCTTCTGGTGTCAGTTTGCTTAAATCGTACTGCTTCATTTGTTTGATATTATTTGCATGATCTCATAGATTTCAACTTGGCTATCAATGCGTTGTTTCAATCCAACTAAGTACTTCCTAACCTCTTCTCTGTTGGTGGCTTGATAGTATCCGGAATTTGTTCCAACTATAGGCATTTCATGAGTCACTCTGAGGTAGTGAATAATCTTGCGAATTCTTGGACCTGTGATTTTAATGTTGAATCTTGCTTTAGCCCACGCTACTATTCTGGAGGCTGCAACAGTATTACTGACATTGTTGTGGTGATTCATGAAAGCTATTTTCATTACTAAAGCCAAGGAAATTTCTTCCTTGGTAAGTTCGTGCGTGTAATCTTCGAAACCTTGTATCATCTTGTGTATTCTGCTATGTATTCAATCTCACGATCAATTACATCAATGACTTGATCAATGTAAATTCCACTCCATTCTTTGACTAACCTTCCCTTGGTTGTCACTAAGCGAACCTCCATTGTATCAGAAAAATTTATCCAGAGATAAACGTGGCCTTTGAATCTGTGGGCGTTTACTTTGAATCGAACTATTTTTTTGTCGTAAAGTTTGAAAGCCTGAGGACCCCAACTCCAGACCTTTACTGACCTTCGAATTGCTTGAATAAATTCCGGGGCTTGGTGCCAAGTCATTGCTTTCTTGACTTCTTCTTGAATTGTAATGTTGAAATTCTCCATTTTGCTTGGTTTGTTTGTTTTTACCTCGAAAACCCCGCGACCAATGAAGGAGGCGGAGCAGGTGAGGTGAGTTTTTTTAGTGCTTTTATTTTTATATTAATTTGGCTGCTATTTTAGCTATTGTATCAAGACCTTGTTTGCTGTATAATAATTGTTTTGCCTTTTCAACTGACAAGCCTTCATCATAACAAGCATCTGAGAATTTTTTGGTTGCTATTGCAATAATGTGTTGAAAATCTACTTTGCTTAATTCCTGTTTTGCTGTTTCTACTGTGTTCATCTTTTGTTGTTTTGATTGTTTGTTTGTTTGATTTTGTAAAAGTAGGCATTTCTTCGAAAGTCTAACAAAAAGTGAAAATTTATTTTTTGGAACTATCGATGACTGACTCCACTAACAGCAGGGTTTCCAGAGTGTTTGTGAGTTCATGGACTCTCGATTCAATTTCTTTCAAGGCTAACTTTTGATTGTCTTCAATGATCTGTTTTGAACAGACCTCTCGGATTCGACGTTCTTCTATGAATAACATTACTAACTCCTTGTTCAGGATTTCAATTGTCAAACGCATACTTTATATCGTTTTCATTTTTAATTACTCTACCAAATTTGGCTTCTTCTTCTTTTGAATTGATCCGGTAATAGGTGGAACCAGCAATCAACTCTCCGTCATATATGGTCCCATAGTACCACTTACCTTTCTTTTTGAAGGAAACTTTGTCCCCTTTCGAAAACTTAGTCTTTGTCATCGAGTGAGTCATGTGCTTTTTTGTAGAGCAGTAGACCATTGGTAGCTCCCCTTAGGTGTCCAGCAATAAACATATCCTTATCCCTTTCATTCAGGCTTACTGAATCACCCATACACACTATAAATTCCACCCACGCCAATTCTCCTTGGGCAAGAAGATCTCGACCCATTTGTTCTGCAACATTTTCGAATTTTTCATTCATGGTAAATACCCTCTCTTTTCATGATTACTATGGCTACTTCAGTACACATTTCCATGTGAATTTCTACCCATGCATCTTTATCTCCAGTATCAAGAATGTCTTGGTAGCTTCCTATGCCTTCTGTGTACCCAATGTCAATCAAGTAATCGTGTACTTTAGATTGAACTCCTGAAGCAGCTATGCACTTCTCAGATAAAACATTGAAGAAGAAAAATATCTTCTCTGCTTTATACAGGTAGGCTTTGAACACTGGAATCCTTGGGACTCCTAATGTCAGATTTCTCCGATTGATAAAATTAACCATTGATTTCTTTTTTGATTTGTTTGTACTCTTTCGTAATTGACTCACTTTTCTTGTGAATTGAATTGTAGAGTTTATCCAGTGCTTCAATGTCAGTACAGGCCCACATTTTTTGAATAAAGTTCAATTCCCTTTTGGCTTCAGCCTCTACAATCTTTGCGCTTACATCGTCAAGGTTGATCGTTTCAACTGCCTTAGTCGCTTCCTTTTTGATTTCCGGGTGTCTCTTCTCATAGTCCTTCACTTCGTCGTATAGACTGCCTGAGAATACGTTTTGGGCTAAAGGATCATGCGACTGCTTCTCCTTCAGATAACCCCAGATTTGGTCTGCTCTGAATCTTGGAATATCGCGTGACAATTCATCCAGACAATCTTCCAGTTCATCACCGGCAAGTACACTTTCTGCAAGGGTTTCTATTCGTCCAATGTATTCAAACCCGGCTATTTCTGTTCTAATGGGCATAGTCTTTCCGGTTGAATCCACATCCCACTCATAAGGGTTTTGAACTCCTGCAAATCCAAAGGCCAATTTCAAGACTCTCACTTCAGCAACCTTCTTAATCATGTCGGCTTTATGAGTTGTCCAAGGTCCCCGACCTCCTTTGTCATAGTCCCCAATTGGAACGAAGGCCAATGAAGGTTCACCATCTTTCCGGAAACATCGGGCATAGGCTCCAACTATGGAGCCTCGTTTTTTCGGGTCCATTTCTGTGACTGTATGAATCACTTGATCGTTTGCAACATCTATGGAGAATTGATCATTCTCACATACTTCACAAGATCTCATTCCAGAGTATTGCGGATTGCGTTGGGCCATTGTCAAAAGTCCCTGTCTACCTGCGAAAATTATCAGGTTTCCTTTATGGTCCTTGTAACACCAAATTTCTTTGAGAAATGGATTAAGTCCATGCGCCTTGCAAACATTCAGGAAATAAGCTAATTCGCTTGGTGATGTGCCTTTGGCGATATCCTTCTGAATGATGGCAACTTCTTCTGGTGTCCATCCCTTGACTGCTTTGGAGATCTTTACCTGTACTGGCTTGACCTCAATTGATAGTTCATTCATTTCTATAGGTAATTTGCTTGTTTGATTTGATTTGTGACTTTATCGTAATTCAATCTCAGGTCCTTGTATTTCTCCAGAAACTTAGTGACCTCAACTAATATTTTTGCCCTCATCTTGCTACTGATGTCTGAGTCCAGAATGACACGAGCAGAATCCAGTTGTTGATCAACTACAATTATCTGCTTCAATATTTCAGCCGCTTCATTATGAAGTTTCTGAAGTTCCATTAACTCTTTCATTTTCTGACTTTTTCAATTTGATTTTCATAGCACCAGTGACCATTATCTAAGTCATATACTGGCCTATCGTTCTTCTCACCCATTCCAATGATGACTACTTCTTCTCTTCGTCCCATTCCGAAGTCTCCTCGATAGACTACTCGTTGTCCTATTTCGTACTTGTGCTTCATTGTTTGATTGTTTGTTTGTTTG